ACCAAGATGGGAAAAAAATCAAGGAATTCTCTTTAGGCTCCCATTGTACGCTGTGAGCGAGGTGTATAGAGGCTTTATCTGTTTTTGGGGGTGATAGTACCTCCGACTGTGGTTTAGGCTCTAGAAACACAATATTTCCACACTTTTTAGGAGATTTTAAATAAAATACTCCTGATAAGTAGTTATAAGGGTGCGTGTGTACGTTATTTCGTGAACCTGGAGGGTTTATTATACCCCACATTCCTGTTATCTCAGGATTGTAATTATCTTTTACATCCATGTGATTAAAACAATCTTTTGCATATTTAAGAATATCATCAACCAAAGGTTTAAACTTTTTTATATTATGTATTTCATCATCACTATGCCAACCACCAATATTAGACCGCGGCATACCTTTTTTGTCGTTTTCTCTTATTTGATAAATGTTGTCGACTAAATGCTCGTGGCCTTTTAATTCTAATGAAAAGACGGGCGTAATAAATAACGAATGAAGACTGATCAGAGTTGTCCTTTTGTAATCTCCATAAAACTAGCTATAACATGCACTTGATTGGCTGCGTTGGCTTGAACTTTCATAACATCACTTTCTTGTAAAACTAATGGTTGTGTTAATAATTCTGTTGTTGTGTTTGTAGCAACACTTTTTGCTTTAAATACTTCAAATGTAGCTGATGATCTAAGAACCTCTATGTCTAATAATGTTGTGCTACCTGAGTCATTACAAATTAAAATAGATTTTACTACTGCCGTTGTAGGTGGCACAGGAGGTGTTGCACCAGGATTAGCTGTTGGTACGGTAATTAAAGTTGTTAAATCTGTTGACGTAACATCTAACATTGCGCTTTTAAATACGTTAGCCAAGGAAAAATGCCTCCTGCTCCGACTCTGCTTTTATGTCAGCTTGATAGTTTGTATTTAACAAAAGAATTATTTGATCAAGTAAGCTTACCATTTGGTCAAATTGACTAGGATCGTATTCTGGTGTAGCGTTTGGTAATCTAGTTATTGTTATCTTTGACATTATCTTCTTCCGTCTGGTCTAAGTTGAAGTTTAGTTGAACCAAGTCTCCAAGGTGTGTCTCCTACCGTATTTGTTTCGTATTTTATTTTAACCGCTCTACCTCTTCCTCTTACATCAATTTTCTCTGTTGTGCTAGATATAGTTCCTGATGTAGTCACTGTATTTGAGGATTGTGGATATTGTTCTAAAGTAAGTGTAGCCGTCATATTGTTGGCTAAATTATCAAAGTCAGGCACTAATTTACTAACTGACATAAGTTCATCACCATCAGCAATTTCTACTGAACCTGTTTGTAAAAATGCTGAAATAGCTGTACCGTCTGCTTGATTATTACCTGTTTCTTGTTCATAAACAAAAGATGCACCTGCTGTTAAACCTAATATAGTTGATACATTTGCTGTTGTGCTAGCGTTGTATTCTGTAGCAATTGGTAGTTCATATACATAAGCACCAAGCCACGTGGTTCTTCCAAGACTAACAGTATACCAAGTGTTTTCTAAATAATTGTAAGCAACACCCCTATCTATTTGCGTTGCGTTAGCCGAAGGGTAATACCAAATAATTTCATTAAATGCTGTATTAAGTCCAACAGCAATATCATTCTTGTTTGTATAACTTAAATCATCAAAAACATAATCTTGTACCGAACATGGCATTTTTTTAACAACACCATCATATAAATAAAAAGCATCATCTGACATCCAATACGCTCTACCATTTACTTCAATAGCAGCATGCTGTGCTATCAACCCACAGTTAGCGCCAAGTTGTCTAAGACCAAAAGTAAAAGGTGTACCAACAAATTGAACACCATGAAGTGATGTATCAGTCCAAACAAGTATTTGACCCGATGATTTAACAGCACCTACTATTCTTGAACCATCCGATATTCTAAGTGAACCAGCTTCATTTGTTGAAACTGGTGTATAATCTGTAGCATCTTCTCTGTCAGAAAAACGAAATAATAAATCATCCTGTGTAGCAGGTGTACCAATAGTAGTTTCCGTGCCAAAAATCATCAAGTGTCTTGTATCGGTAGAAACTAAACTAAATCTAGAAGCAGTAGGAGCATTAGATAAAGCCGTTGCTCTGGCATCTATTGATCCAGAAATATCTTTAATAAATGTGCCACCATTTAAAACAGTAGCTATTAAATCTTCACCAAAATTATCTAATGACCAGTTTCTTGCTGCTATAACAACATTAGACGAGGACCGTGGCTCGTCCCAAGTGCTCGCCCCCCATGTTTCAGTTCCCCATCCGTAACCATATGTAGATGTAGCAGGGCCTGTGGTTATTTGATAATTTGCGTTTCCAGTTCCACCACCTCCAGATGTTGTTCCTGTAGCATTGCTAGTGTGAGTTACCTTATATGTGTTAGCATCAACATACGTAGTAATTTCAAATTCATTATTCATATCTAAACCGTTAAGGGTAGAGAAAGAATCAAATGTTACAAAATCACCTGCTGCAGCTCCGTGAGAAGAATCAGTAACAGTAACAATGGGAGAACCACTTGCGGTAGTAAAAGGATTTGATAACCCTGTGGCTGTCTCTCTTATTGGAGTAATGTCATACAACGCACCTTCTGAGAAAAGATATAGTTTTCTATCTGTACCTAAAGCAAGATACCTGGTGCCATCTAAACCAATCCAACTATGTGTATCACGGATCACGCCCACAATAGTTTTATTTGGATTTGGTAAATAAGACCATCCACCCCATCTTTCAGGTTTTCCGTAGTGAAATCGTACAAAATCTGAGTCTGTATAACGTCTTTGATCTCCTGCTGAATAAGCAGTATCCTGTTTATCTATGCCTGGTTGGAATTTTAAATCAACTAATTTCATGTCGGAGTATACTAAATTATTTATTAAAACTGTGCAATAATTGATATTCTTGGAATAGAGTCTTTTGAATTAAATAGTAAGGGAGAATGCCACATACCTGATCTAAACAAAACTGCTCTATTTTTTTGGAATCCTATATGAGTATTTAACTCACGATTATTACCATTTTTTACGTAAAACCCTGTTCCTTTATTAATATCGGTGTGTCCATCTATGTACAAAATTAACTGATTTTCATATTCTCCTTCTAATGCTTCATCCACATGAGGAAATGGATCTACCTTTGTTGCCATGGTAAAAGACAAAAGATTAAATTTATTAATGGGAAATACAGTTTTATTTTTTATATTTTCCTTAATGTTTTGAGCAATAAAACCCTCTAGCTCAATGTTTCTACTGTACCACACATGTTTACCTTTAAGATCTTCTGACACATAATTATGACTTAGACCATCCCATGTAATGTTAGGAATTTCATTTATTATTTTTAAAAAAACATCGTGAGAAAGAAAGTCATCAATAACATGTAAATTAAAAGTCTCTGATTTCATTAAAGAGTATTGTTGAAAGTGCATTGAAATGCGATAGATACTCTCATAACAGGACATATTCTGGACACAGCAACCCCTCGATGAGGAAGATATGATGGAAAAACAGCAGCTCTGTTAGGAAGAGGAATAACTCCTGATGTTACTCTTTTTAATGCCTCATCAAATATGATCATTTCTCCACCCCAAGCTATATTCCAGGTTGAATGTAAAAAGTGAACAATAGTTATGTCTTTTGAAAAAACTGAAGTGTCATCTTGATGCCATGCTTGATCATACAAAGGTGGCCCACAATTTACATGAATTCTTTTAAGTGTGTTTTTAAAATTATCTTCTACTTTTACCTTACTATTGATAGCATTCCAAAGATTATAAATAATATTCGCTTTATTAAATTCACCTTTTTTTATTAAAGAATTAATTTCGCTAGTATAATCACTTGCTCCAAAACCAAGATTAGTGTCTCCTTCAAAAGAATTATTATTAAATTGCCAAATTCCTTTATTGCATTCTTGAGAAGCTAATGTAAAAATTTCTTCAGGTGCTGCGTTATCAATTACTTTAAGAATAGTCATTTTGATTTAAACTGTGTTCCTACGTTACCTTTAAATGAGTAATTACCATAATGAGTCATACCACTTGCAATATCAGCATATATTTTACCATTTATTTTCTGCCACAAACGACAAAAAGCGTAGTCCTCTGATAAATATCGTTTAGTTTCTGGCTCTATCATCGTGTCAAAAAAAGTATAATTCCACTTGGATGTGTCATGATAATTAAAAGTTTTGTCATGTGGAGCACCAATGTGTTGATCTGGTATAAATTTTAACTCAGGATAAGCTAGAGCCATTTTTTTAAAAACGTTTCTTTTTATTAACATAAAGCCTGTAGCGCCATCTAATACTTCAATAAAACCTTTTTTAGATAAAACTTTTTTAGGGTCTTTAACATTTAAATTGTACTGCAATGAAGCTGCATGTAATTCATCTTCTGATATGTTTGGATTTTCTTGTGCTCTACTTTTAACTTTTCTCCAGTCAATTGTTTTACGAGGATACACACCTGTCACTACATCCTCATCTAAATCTAACATACGAAACACTGACTCAGGATTAAAAGCGATGTCTGCATCAATAAATAAAAGATGAGTGTATTGTGATTCATCCATGAATAATTGAACCAAAGTATTACGAGCTCTTG